GTTAAGTTGCTCGCTAAATACTTACCCGACATGAAAGCGATAGAGATGCAGGCTACTGTTGCAATATCAAGCGCTGATAGTTGGGCTGATGATGATTCCTAACTTTGCAAGAGAAGCGAAAACAAACTTCCCTCTATTCTCAAAGAATTGTTTATACATTCGAACTAAAGAGGCTGGCGTACGGCCTTTCGTGCTTAATAAAGCACAGAAATATATACACGACAAAATAGAAGAGCAAAGGATAATAACTGGAAAGGTTAGAGCGATTCTATTAAAGGGCAGACAGCAAGGCGCTTCCACATATGTGGAAGGTAGATTCATTTGGCGCACTACAATGTCAAAAGGGGTGAGAGCATTTATACTTACTCATGATGCTGAATCAACTAACGCACTATTTGAGATGACTGTTCGCTACTACGACAATCTCCCGACTAAAACTGTCAGCGGCGAGACTCACAATTTCCAACCTACTATAACCAAGTCTAACGCCAAAGAACTAAGGTTCGATGTGCTTGATTCTGGCTACAAGATAGGTACGGCGGGTAATAAGGGAGTTGGACGAGGAACTACGCTCCAATATTTCCACGGGTCAGAAGTTGCTTTTTGGCCTCACGCCGCTGAGCACACAAAAGGTATACTTCAAGCGGTTCCGGACGCAAAGGATACAGAAGTCATACTTGAGTCAACCGCTAATGGACTAGGTAACTACTTTCATCAGCAATGGAAAGAGGCCGAAAGCGGACAATCTGAGTACATAGCTATCTTCGTTCCATGGTTTTGGCAAGATGAATACTCAAAGAAAATACCGGCAGCATTAAATTTTATACGCACAGCGGAGGAAGATAAACTTTGTGCTGATTATGGCGTTAATGACAATCAATTATACTGGCGTAGGCTAAAGATTAAGGAATTATCTGCTGATGGGCTTAATGGAGAAAAGGCATTTAAGCAAGAGTATCCAATGAACTCGGCAGAAGCATTTCAAACATCTGGTGAGGATGGGCTAATAACTGCGGATATCGTACAGAGAGCAAGAGCTAACAGGGTTAAAGCAAGTGGAGCTTACATAGTGGGAGTCGATCCGTCTAGGGGTGGAGATAGGTTTTCTTGGACAAAGAGGGCGGGGCGCAGAATGTGGGGCACTGGCTCTCGTAAGTTTAATGATTACAAGTTAGGTGATGGCGTTGCTTTATGTAAAGGCATACTGGATAGCATTGACGTGGAGATAGGTAAAAAACCCGATGCAATGTTTGTTGATGCTGGGTTCGGTGCTGATATTGTTGATAGGCTTCACGAGCTTGGCTATTACAATGTTAGAGCTATATACTTTGGTTCGACACCTTTTAACCCAATTCGGTATTTGAATAAGCGCGCTGAAATGTGGGGAGACATGAACTTATGGCTTCGTGATGAGAATTTATCCGTACAAATTACTGACACCGACTCACTGCAAGCTGATTTATTAGCGAGCCCGTATAAGTTAGACTCTAAAGAAAGAATACAACTACAATCGAAAGATAAGATAAAGGAGATTTATGGGTACTCTCCGGACGAAGGAGATAGCGCAGCGCTGACATTTGCTGAGCCTGTAGTCACAGAAGCTAATACAGCATATAATACACAGTATGCAAACACAGACTATGAAATTTTGGGGTAACTATGACAAGTTCAATAAGTAATATACTAGATCCGGTGTCTAGCGCAATTAAGAATGTTAAGTATTTAGCGGATGGAGATATTAAATCTGCATTGTTAAATTCAATGGATCCCGGTGAAGTTTTCGTTAATCAAGATACATCTGCGGATAGTTCTGTTGAAGAAATTGAAGAAGATTTAACGGTGTTCGAAGATACTGAAAAAGAGTCTATAGCTGATGACGTAGCCACAGAAGCTAAGAAGAAGAAGAAGAAAGTCACACAAGATGTACTAACCTCCCCTCTGGGTTCAACTGAAACTGCTAAAACTGCGGTGGCTAAGTTAGGTGGTTACTAATGGACTACAAACAACTATCAGAGGGACTAACAAAGTACCGTGGAAACTGGGAGGTCTTCTGGCAAGAAGTTGCTGAAAGATGTTTCACTGACCAAGCGGACTTTAACGTTACTCGCTCAAAAGGTGTTAATCGAACTCAAAGAGTTTATGATGCCACAGCAACAATGGCCGTGAATCGATCTGCTTCTGCCATTGTCGGACTGATAACTCCAAAGTCTGAGCGCTGGCATGCACTAACTACTGATGATGATCAATTAAATAAATCTCAAGTAGTTAAGAGGTATTTTGATGACGTATCTCGTATATTGTTCGCTACTAGATACGCAGCTAAAGCAGGATTTGAAACAGCTAACTATCAAGCTATTCGCTCTCTCATGGGGTTTGGAACAGGACAGATAGCAGTTAATGAAAATCAGTCTAGCAATGGGATTATCTACCAAGCGTTATTTCTCGGTGATATGTATTACGGTGTAAATAACTTCGGTTTAATAGATACGGCTATGCGTGAATTTACATACACACGCAGGCAAGCTGTTCAGCAATGGGGCATTGATGCACTACCAGAGAAGATACAGAAAGACAGAGGTAATGAAGAATATAAATTCTGTCACATAGTTCATCCGAATGACGACTATGATGAGTTTTCAATTAGATCTGACAAGCGTAAATACGCATACACATATTTGTATAAAGAGGAAATGGATAAGCCAATTGAATCTGGCGGCTATTACACATTCCCATTCTCTGTTTGTAGAGAGATAACATCGCCTAATGAAATTTATGGTCGCGGCGCAGCAATGCAAATACTGCCCGAAATTAAAGGCCTCAACGAAATGCGTAAGACCAACCTTAAAGCAGCTCATTTATCAGTTATGCCGCCTCTTTTGGCTCCGGGGGCCGGGGTTGGTGGAGTTGGCACGTTGGGGGCCGGACCTATGTCTGTTAACTTTAAGCCGGGAGGTATCACTAGAGGCGGAGTTAATGCACAAGGTCAACAAATGATTCATGCTATGAATACGGGTGTCAGACCTGACGTGGGACAGCAAATGATTGAAGAGTCGCGTAAGATAATTAATGACTCGTTCTACCTAAACTTGTTCCAGATTCTTGTTGAAACTCCAACAATGACGGCTACTGAGGTATTGGCTCGAACTCAAGAGAAAGGCATATTGCTTGCTCCTACATCAGCCAGACTTGAGCAAGAGTATTTAGGTCCATGTATTGAGCGTGAATTAGATATCTTATCTAGACAAAACAAATTACCAGAATTACCCGGTGAACTAATAGAAGCTGGCGGCGAATACACGATTAAGTATGAGTCACCACTAACAAGGGCGCAGCGTTCAAGTCAATTAATGGGAATTCAGGAGACTGTCAACATGGCAATGACCGCAGCGTCTGTTGATCCGAGTGTACTCGACAGATTAGATATGGATGAAGCACTTAAGCAAGCGGCTGAGATTAACAATACTCCAGCATCTATTATTCGTAGTGACGTAGAAGTCGAAGAGATACGCAAAAACAAACAAGAAGCAGAGCAGCAACAGAGCATTATGGAGCAAGCACCAGCTCTGGCCGGAGCAGCTAGAGATTTAGCTGAGGCGCAAGCTGTGGGGATGTAGCATGTCTTATGAAGATGGTATTGGATATAAACGAGTAAAAATAGTCACTGATAGTACTGGTAAAGACTTCATTAGAGTTAAACAAGTGTCAGATTTAACAGTAAAAAATTATGTTAACGTGAAAGAAAGCACAGACAAATGCGTTGACGTAGTCGTGGTTACAAGTGATGAACCTAAAAACTATTTGCTTGTAAACTTCATTGGTTCAGTAGAAAAGACTAATAGAGCGACATTTGACGGTACAAACTTAGTCAAGGTTCCAATCTTAGCTCTTGGTGTCGGTGATTTTATTTCAATGAAGTTTTCTAACTTTGTAGCGTCAGCATCATATAGACGCTTTACTGCATCACCAGATTATGCTGTGGGAGTTGATACCGGGGCGGATAGCACAAAATTTAGACTCTTGGGGTGTACAGCTACATTAGACGGGGTAGCGATTGTATCTGACAGTACAGTTATACCGTCTGACTCTTTAGAGCACGAGCTAGTAATAACGTTGACTATAGCATCTAGCTTGATTGAATCCATAGGCGGCATCTACGGCATTGCTGATAAAGAAATAACGGCAGACATATGGGATGCTAATTTTAATGACCAAGCGTTTTACCCCATCAATGATGGATGGGCGAACAATCCAACAATAGCAGACTCGCTGGGCGGCGAAGATGCCACGGCAATTTCATTCACAGAGCTACTATGGAAAGAGGTATAAAGTTAAATTATGAGAAAGGGAAACGACAGGGATTATGGTCAGCCAGTCATAGATATCAATCTACCGATAGAAACTACAGACAGAGGGTCGAGAGGCTTATCTGTATACGTGCAAGATCAAACCTCATCGCCGCTATCGCTGCAATTTCTCACTGATAGAGCGTTCGTCTCATTAGCTGTAGATACTATTGTGGATGATATAGAAGTGACTTTAAGTGCAGGGCATGGGGTAATAGCTGGTAGTGTCCTTGAGTTATTCGAAACAGGTACGTCAAATTTCATTCAGGCTAATGTTTTAGCTGTTAACGTCAATGTAATAACTATAGACCAGCCAATTAACAGGATTTATACAGTAGCAGGAACTACAGCACTGAAAGCTAGTGGAGATATGTTGGTCGATGGCTCAGTAACTCCTAAAGTATTTTCTGTAAAACCATTGTCAGGGCAAAGCGGTGATGTCGTTAGAGTGCTATTTGGCATAACTGGCACCGGAGCCATGGACTTTGAAACATTCGGAAGTGACCCCATTCTTACCAATGGGTGCGTGCTCAGAATAGCCAATAGCGATGGAACATACAAAAACCTATTCAACTTTAAAGCTAATGGCGGGTTAATTATTCAGGGGTTTGATTACAGCTTCTTACAGAACACAGCTAACAACTCGCGAGGGTTTAACTCTAGAGTGACTTGGGGCGGGCAATCAAAGCATGGCGTAGTCATTAGACTTGACGGTGATTTAGGCGAAGAGCTCCAGGTGGTTATTCAAGATAACTTAACCGGAGGTGATAACACTAACTTTCAAATACAAGCTCAGGGTCACGAGGTTCAACCTTAGTGAAAATAATGGTCTTTTTTATTGGTGATAGATATGAGAATGATTGAGCGTTTAGACTTCAATATGTGGTTTACTCGCATTAATGGCGCGTATAAGCGGTTGCTTGATAAAGAGTCAGCAGATGGTAAATTAGTACTACGTGATATAGTTGGATTCTCAAAGCTCGGATTGTATGAACCAAACACCTCTTACACTCCAGAGCAGTTAATAGAACTACGAGGTCGTCAACAGATGGCCTTACACTTAATGCGGCATTTAGATATTGATGCTGTAAAAATGATTGAGCTTCAAAACGAGGCTTACACACAAGGCAATGACATAAGCGAGGAATAAATATGGGAAACGCCACAGCAAGTACAACTAGCGATAACGCACTAACAGCAGATTTTACTCCTGAGCAACAAAGCGCCGCTCCAGTTGTTACAGAAGGACAAGTACCGCAAAATGATAGCTGGCACAGTAGCTATAGTGAAGACTTTCGCGGATTGCTTGATAAGAAAGGCTTGAGTGATTTAAGTCAGCAAGAAGCAACCGAATCACTAGCTAAGTCTTACACAAACTTAGAATCAATGCGCAATATCCCATCAGAGAACTTATATAACGTATCTTCTGACATGAGTGATGAGTCGAGAGAAAAGCTATATACAGCCATGGGCAGACCTGAGTCGGCAGATAAGTACTCATATAAAACACTTGAAACAGATCATCCAGAGTTAGTTGAAACATTTAAGTCTATATCACATGAGCTTGGCATGTCTGACAAGCAAGTGGCAGGGTTGATACCTGCGTTAAATGGAAAAATAGTTGAAATAGCTGGATCTCAAAACGCTGAAATACAAGCAAAGAATAATGAAGGATTGGCAGCATTACAAAAAGAATGGGGCGGAGCATGGGAGCAAAATAAAAATATGGCTGTACGTGCCGCTGAGCATTTTGGTATTACAGAAGAAATGCAGAAAGCCATTGTATCCAGTGGTAACAGCGCGGGATTTATTAAAGCACTAAATCAAATGGGCGGATTGATGGCGGAAGGCGCAATGGCTGGAATGTCCCCTCAAAGCGGGTCGGCTGCAATGGGTGTGATGACTCCAGAAGCGGCGCAGTCAGAAATAAGTAAACGAACATCAGATAAAGACTTTATGGCGCGCTATCATTCAATGGATCACAATATCAGAACGCAAGCAGCGAAAGAGCTTGAACCATTCCGTAAAGCTGTCATTGGCAATCGTTAACGTGTAGTGGTAAAATGCATATAGCGCACAAGAGACAAGCACTTTAATCTGGGGTAGAGATACCCCATCAGCCCTCTATAAGATTGTGCTATTAGTCCCCCTAAGAGACAAGACTAAACAAACCCAAACTTAAATTAATCTTATAGGTGAATATCATGGCTTTTACAGCACTCGAACATCATGTAGTAGAGTTCTCTAGTAATGTTGAACTACTATCTCAACAAAAATCTTCTAAACTTGAAACAGTAGTGGACGTTCGCGGCTTCCGCGGTGAGAAAGCGGAAGCAATTAAGCAATACGGTCAAACAGAATTCGCAGATTTATCAGATCCCACGGCTGATACCGTTTTTGATTCAATAGACAAAGACTCTCGCTGGGTTTTTCCTTCTGACAAAAAGAACGCACTTCCGACAACTCGCGAAGACTGGTTGCGAATGATTAGCGATCCAATGTCTCCGTTAGTTAGCGGACAAGCCGCAGCTCTCGGGCGACTTAAAGATGCATTCATTTTGGCTGCTCTGG